TTACCTACCGCCGTCTTATCCCTACCTGACGGGATCGGGGCCGCAAGAAGTCAAGATTCAGGATTTTGATGGTCGCGTCGATATCATCCCAGTTAGCGATCCGAACATATTTAGCCAGAGCCAGCGGATTACCATGGCTCAAGAGCTATTGCAGTTGGTGCAGTCAAATCCCCAAATACACGGACCACAGGGGATGTATGAGGCATACCGGCGTATGTACGCGGCGCTAGGTATCGACAATGTGGAAGGACTGCTTCAGCCTCCTGCACCACCCCCCACTCCTATGCCAATCGATGCTGGCACGGAAAACTCTGGCTTTATGATGGGAGCGCCAGCACAGGCATTTCCTCAGCAGAACCATCAAGCGCACGTTGACGCGCATCGCAGTTTGTTTTTGACCGATATTGTGAAAAGCACAGCACCACTGCAAGGCGGTATTATTGCTCACATGATGCAACACTTGCAGTTTATGGCGACTGAGATGGCGCAAGAGCAATTACCAGAAGAGCTACGTGCTCAGATGGATCAGCTCAATCAAGCCGTTGCGTCGGGTCAGGTGCCACAAGAGCAGGTGCAACCGATGCAACAACAGATGAATGATATGACCGAGCAATACTCAGCGCCGATATTGGCACAGCTCACACAGGAGTTGTTGATGAGCATTGGTCAAGGTAGCGATGAAGATCCGCTTGTAGAGATCCGTAAGCGTGAGCTTGAATTACGAGACAAAGAGATAGATGTAGATCAAGCGCAGTTTGAAGCGAAAGAGCAAGCTCGCAGGGATGAGAAGCTACTTGAAACAGAGATAGCACGTCAGCGTATCAATACACAGCGCGATATCAATGACGAGAAAATGGATTTAGCAATACAGCGCCTACAACAACAGGCTGAGCTAAAGCTTTTAGAATTGAACGCCAAGTTTGGAGGCACATTACAATGATCAGTTACATGAAAGAGGCTATAGAACGTCTACGTGAGTGGAAGCGACAAAGAACGGCAGATGAGGCGCAAGCTCGGGAAGCCGAAGCCGAGGCAAAGGCGAAGCAGAAAGCGGCTTCTGACGCACGAATTGCGGCCAAGCAGGCCAAGATTGCGGGAGTTGAGCCTGCCCCAGTTGAGGCGCCAGCTCCAGCACCTGCACCTGCACCTGCGCCTGAAAAGACACCTGCTAAAGCTAAGGCTAAGCCTAAAGCTAAAGCAAAAAGCCCAGCCAAGAAAGCACCAGCAAAGGGGAAAAAGTGATGGCACTTAAAAAAGGTAACAGCCCAAAAACTATCAGCGACAACATAAGCACAGAGGTTAAATCTGGCAGACCACACAATCAAGCTGTCGCGATTGCTATGAAGAAAGCCAAGTCCATGCGAAATGGCGGCGAGGTCAAGCGAGTGAAGAAGAAGGTTAGAGGTGGCGGTGCCGCTACTAAAGGTCTTAATTTTTACGAGATTGACTAATGCGCGAGGTTGATTTGGCCAGCTCGATCAAAAAAATGATCGAGGAACGACGTGAGCAACTGGTAACCACGTTGACAAGTGGTGCACTAACGTGCATGGAACAATACAAATATATACAAGGCGAGTTAAAGGCACTATCATTTATCGAGGAAGAAATAGCTAATCACTTTAAGGAGCGATAAATGAGTGTGGAGGGTGCTTACGTGGAGCCGGATCAAGTGGTTCTTGATCCAACGCTTTTGGAAAAAAGCGCAATAGAGAGGATGCCTAACCCAGTGGGTTGGAGGATGTTGGTGTTACCTTATGCGGGTGTAGCCAAGTCCAAAGGCGGTATTGTTCTCACCAAATCGACAATAGACCGGGAGGCCTTGGCCACCGTAGTTGCCTATGTCGTGAAAATGGGGCCACTTTGTTATAACGACAAAGAAAAATTCGGCGATACACCTTGGTGTCATGAAAAGCAGTGGGTCATGATTGGCCGCTATGCTGGCGCTAGGTTCAAGCTCGAAGACGGCGCGGAAGTGCGCATCATCAACGATGACGAGGTCATCGGCACAATCCTTAACCCAGACGATATAGTGAGTTTACTATGAGTGTTGAAAATACGAACCCTACTCCTCAGGAAGAGGAGATTCAAATTGAAATCACCGAAGATGCGCCTGAAGGACAGCAATCCGATGGTGACGAGCTAGAGCGCTATACCAAATCGGTTTCCAAGCGTATTAATAAACTTAATGCCAAAACTCGTGAGGCTGAGCAACGCGCACAGCAGTACGAGGCCATGCTTGCTCAGCAACAGAACGAGCTGGCTCAGTACAAGCAACTGGCCGTGCACAGTCAGGCTTCTACGTTACAAGCTGAGGAAGATAAGCTTAAGGCGCAAGAGCAACAAGTAGATGATATCTACAAAAAAGCGGTGCAAAGCCAAGATGCAGATCTTATGTCTAAGGCAGACACCTTAAAGAATGACCTTGCCATAAAGAAAGAAAAGCTTCGGGTGGCAAAAAGTAGGCAGGTGCCGCAAGAGCAGTACCAGCCTATGGAGCAAGCTGTTCCCCAACAGCAAATGGCACCTCAGCAAGCGGAGCCTGAGCCCACAAAAGAAGCGCTAAGCTGGCATGAGAAAAACCCTTGGTATGGTGATGGTGAGGATGAGACAAATGTTGAAGCTACTCAGTTTGCCTATTTCACTCATTACAACCTTATCAATGAAGGATTTGAACCGGATTCCGATGAATATTACGATGCACTAGATTCTCGGGTTCAGAGGGTTTATCCTAACTTAAGCAAAAGTGTCGGCAACGACACGGATGCGGCCGAATCAACAGGACGTCAACCCGCCGTGCAAAGAGTTGCGTCCGCCCAACCAAGTGGTCGGCCACAAACACGAGGCAAAAAGAACGGTGTTAAATTCACCTCTGGTGAATTGGAGCGATTGCGTGGTCTTAAGCCACACAACATGACCGAGGAAGCTTGGCTCAAGGCTGTGGCAAAAGAGAAACAGAAAGTAGCTCAAAGAGAGGCAAGGTAATGGCAGATACAAAAAACACCCGTTCTTCGCGTGAAAGCGGAGCGCACGATAATCAGGCTCGGCGAAAAGTATGGCGCCCAGTGCGTAAGTTGGAAACTCCTCCGGCACCCCCCGGTTATGTATACCGATGGATTCGGGAGAGTATGTTAGGAACGGAAGACCGGGCTAATGTCTCGCGTCGTCTTCGTGAAGGATGGGAACTGGTTCGTGGAACCGACCTTCCTCCCGAATGGGAACTTCCTACCATGGACAACGGAAGGCATGAAGGTGTCGTTTATAACGAGGGCTTACTGTTGGCTAAGATGCCCGAGGAGTTCGTCGAACAGCGCAGTGCACACTACGCTAATGAGGCGGCAAAAGCTAAGGACGCATTGGACAATAATATGTTCAATGAGACCCGAGGCGATTCTCGGTATGTACAATATGATCCTAACCGCAGTAGCCGTGTAACCTTTGGTAAGCAATAGGAGATTGATCCATGGCTAATAAAGATGCCGCTTTTGGACTTCGTCCTGCTCACATGATGGGCGGTGCTCCGTATTCAGGTGGCCAATCACGTTATAGAATCGCCAACAACCAATCTGGTGCTATTTTCCAAGGCGACTTGGTTAAGCAACTAACTGGCGGTACTGTTTCTCGTGCGGCGGCCTCATCTACCGTACCTGTCGTTGGTGTATTCAACGGCTGTCGGTATACGGACCCAACTACTCAAGAGCAGGTTTTTTCAAACTACTACCCCGGTGGCGTAGCCGCAGACGACATCATCGCGTTTATCGTTGATGATCCAAATGTTGTCTTCGAGGTACAAGCTGACGACACATTCCCAGTAGCTGACTTGTTCGGCAACTTCGATGTTGTTGATCAGACACCTACCGGCGACACCCGCTCTGGCCGATCTAACATGGAACTTGACGTAACGACTGGTGCTACTACCACTACGTTGCCACTCAAGGCCATTGATATCAGCCAAGATCCCGACAACGACGACGTAGCAAGCGCTAACACCAACGTGAAGGTGGTTATCCAAAACCACATTGCGGGTGTTAAGTCTGCTGGCTTGGCATAAGGAGGCTAATTAGATGGCTATTTCACGCGCACAATTAGCGAAAGAGCTTGAACCCGGCCTTAACGCCTTGTTCGGCATGAGCTATGACACATACGACCGTGAGTATGAAGAGATTTTCTCTATCGAAGACTCGCAACGTGCTTTTGAAGAAGAAGTTCTGATCACAGGCTTTGGAAGTGCACCTGTCAAGACCGAAGGTCAGGGTGTATCTTTTGACACTGCGTCAGAGGGCTTCACTGCTCGTTACACTCACGACACCATCGCATTGGCGTTTTCGCTGACCGATGAGGCTGTAGAGGATAACCTTTACGACTCACTTGGCCGTCGTTACGTTAAAGCATTGGCTCGATCAATGGCTAACACTAAGGAAGTTAAGGGCGCTGACGTTCTTAACAACGCCTTCAACGCGAGCTTCGCTGGCGGTGACGGTCAGCCTTTGATCTCAACAGCACACCCATTGGCGGGTGGTGGTACTCTGGCAAACCGCGCCACTACTATGGCGGACCTCAACGAGACTTCATTGGAGGATTCACTGATTGATATCAGCACCTTCACTGACGATCGTGGTCTTACCATTTCAGTACAAGCGACTAAGCTGGTAATTCCACCTCAGTTGACGTTTGTTGCAGATCGTATCCTTAACTCGCAATTGCGTGTTGGTACGGCTGATAACGACATCAACGCAATCCGCAACACTGGCGTACTGCCCGGCGGTTACACGGTAAACCATTACCTGACTGACCCCGATGCGTACTTCATCCTGACATCTGTCACCGAATCTGGTGAAGGTCTCAAGATGTTCCAGCGTACTGCAATGGAAACGTCTATGGAGCCAGACTTCTCAACAGGCAACATCCGATACAAGGCGCGTGAGCGTTATTCATTCGGATTCTCTGACTGGAGAGGCATCTACGGTTCACAAGGCGCATAAGGTTTAGTGACCTAACTTCAGGGGCCAATCGGCCCCTTTTTTTTGTCTGTTTGTGTTGTATGATGGGAGGGTCAATCCTGACAGTTTTTAACTGACACTTGCCACGACAGGAGACTTATCATGGCTAACACTACCTTTTCAGGCCCAATCAAGGCCGGAACTATCAAAGCAACTACTGGCACGACAGTAGGTGAAAACAAAGCTAACGTCGGCTTTGTGCTTATGGCGCAGAGCGGAAACGTGGTTTTTGGCGATGACGGCACGACAACCGTTGTTGCAACACTTCCTGCAAACAGCCAAATCTTTCAAATTACAGTCGATGTGACCACCGCATTCGATGCTGGAACCACCAACACATTTGACCTTGGCGATGGTTCTACTGCAAACGAGTATGCAGACGCACTGGATGTTAGCGCTCAGGCTCGTGTTTTAGCGACATCTGACGTTTCGCAAATTGGAAACCTAGTTGACATCGGCACCTCTGACGTAGACGTAACAGTCACATACAACCAGACTGGTACTGCGGCTACCGCAGGCGCGGCTACTGTCACTGTCCTATACGTGCAGAACCGTAACCTTTCGTAAGGGGGTAACCCGTGGATAGTTTATCTCAAGTATTTCAGGGGCATCGGCATGAGAGCGGCTTTGTCGCTCTCGGTCGGCATCGCCTGAAGGAGTTCAGTGTCGTAGGTACGGCCTCTGCGGGAACCTTCGTAGTGTTTGATACTGACACAGCTCCAGAAACAGGGACTTATGCTCAATCTGGAACGACAGTCACAGTTACCGACACAGGACACGGTTTGTCCACTGGTGATGTCGTTGGAATCAACTTTGCTGTAGGGACAGGCGGGACTGCACAGCCAGGGAATTATCCGATTACTGTGACAACCGCTAATGCGTTTACGGTCGAGATGCTGAACTCTGACACGATTACAGGCACTCCAGCCTGTCAGTATGTAGCAAACAGCGGCTCAACTCAAAAGACGCCAAAACGCTGGATTATGTCCAAACATACGTCTGCGGCAGACACTTTTTCCAATGTGTTTCAGATCCCCAATAGTGGATTTATTGTCAGGAACGGAATTTATTTCTTGATGACAAACCTCACTGAAGCAGACGTTTTCTACGAGTAAGTTATGGCTGATACCAAGGACGTTAAGCGATCTGAAGGCGGACGGCTCACCTACCGAGGTGAGTCGTTCCCCGGCTATAACAAGCCAGTGCGCACCAGTGGCGGCAATAAGAAGTTTAAGGTCCTAGCCAAAAAAGGTGATCAGGTAAAGATCGTGCGTTATGGCGATCCAAACATGACCATCAAAAAAAACAATCCAGAACGACGTAAGAGCTTCCGCGCGCGCCATAACTGCGATGCGGTAGAAAAGAAAAAGGACGTTTTCACGCCGGCATACTGGTCGTGTAAGAATTGGTGATGACATGAAGATGCA